TGAACCTTCATTAAAATATAGGCACAATATTTTAATGATTGTTTTTGTCTAGGTATACAGGATTTAATGAGAAAGAGAGTGCGAAAGAGGGTTATTCTGAAGCTGCCTCTTGGCGATGTCGAGGTTCGCGGTGTTGGGATTGGCGTTACCCTTGTACGCGTTGAACTGATGGAAAGGTTTTTGCTGATAGTTTTGGGTCCAGCCACCGTTCGCGGCGTTCATACGTCCATCTACACGAGTCGTGTCAGTACGAACAGACGTGAGACGCCCACCTTGCTTGAGAGCACTCTCACGGACATTCATACGACCAGGGTTACCCATGCGGTTAGGCTTGCCACGACGATCCTCGGGGCGGAAGCCGTACTTCATGAGCTCCTCGTTGTTCTTGGACGCTATCTTAACAGCAGCACTGTTCGTGTACGCACCGTGATGGCTGTGAATACCCGGCGCTGGGTGATTGGCGTACGTATACTGCTCATCGTTGCGATCCGACTTAAACCTGGTGGGGTCCTGAGGCATGGCATTCGCCGATACGAATCGCTTCGCACCGTTAAATCCTAAGCCATCCGCGCGGTGGCCAGTCTCCGACCGGTTCGTGGTACGCTTGGTCCTCTCGTGCTCGTTGCGGGGAACGACACCGGACATGCCCTGTGCACGACCAGCCATCATGGGCCTTCGGGAAGGTAAATAAGCAGTCGTCTCAGGCTTGTTGTGTGTAAGCTCACCAACCTTGGCGGAACGACCACCGGTAACATCCGCCGCGGGACCCGCGCGTCCTGGGAGAGTCGTGAGACGATACTCACCGACGTTTATGGGGTTCACACGGAAAGTCTGTTGGAAACCACCGACGGCTGGGACGTGGGCACCGACACCGAGACCTGGACCGACGAGTTGCTTTTCGATGGGACTCAAGTTATTCATCCGACCCTGATCATACATACGGTTCCTCATGTTTAGGATTTCCTGACCGCCGCTACGTTGTTGAGGACTGATATCAGCGAAGCTCGCCATCTCCATCTTGTGGGCGACTTCGACGGGGGCATCAAAGTTATTCGATTCTACTATTTCTGGGTTTTTCAAAGTTGGTGGAGCGTCTTTGGGTGGTTCCGACTTGGAACTCAGGTTCCGCCCGGCGAACACAAGTCCAGCAACAGCCATGAGTGATATAGGATCAGCCATTCTTACTTCTTATTAACATTTTTATTAAGGTACCTCTGCTCAAAGAGACCATTCTGGAGCTCAGCACGAGTACTGGAAGGGTCGTACTTCTGGGTACGGAGAGGAACCTTGCACTCCATGTTGGTGAGAGGGAAAAGGTTACGCTCGTACGTCTGAACGAGGTGCTTGTTAAATCGAGAAGTAGATTGGGGGCGAAGTTGATCACTGGTATCAATATACTGCGCTGGAGAACCCTTACCGGCCATGTACGGGGCGGTGCCATACAACATGGTATTGGGACGGCACTCGCCACAGTTCAAGGAACTGGGCTGAGGGTACACGAAAATTTCGTCAGTCGCCTTCACAGGGGGAACGGCACCCGCGTTTTGAACAATGGAAAGTCCAGGTTGGAGTTGGTATGCCATTTATTATTACATGAGAATATTTATCTACCTAACTGTTCCGCCGTGCATACCGGAACGCTTATCACCGTGACCACCGAGACCGGAAAAGGCCTCGAGCTGGACACCACGCGCGTTGGGGTTGCAAAAACGGGTATCACTCTTGCACATGGGACCATTCTTGGGTCCATAGAGCCATTCCGCGAAAGCTGTTTGGTCCCCTGGGATTTTGGTCACTGGGTTAGAAACAAACTGACGCTCCATGGCGTTACGAAGGTACTTGGGCATAGCCGTACGAGAACGCCCCGCGTCGTAAGGGATGCGGTCGCTGGTGTAACTTTGTACGAAAGGCTTCACCGTGGGGTAATAACACGCCTCTAAGCGGTTGGGGGCGTCGCTGTAGTCCGTGACGAGGACGTTACCCATGGGGTTATCGGGAGTGGGCATCTGACAACTCGCACCCTCGAACGAACCCCCATACGTCTCCTTCACCATCCTAGACTTATAAAGAACATAGATGACGGCAATGACGGTCGCACCTAAAACGAAGACGCGAGGGTCACGACGAATGAGATAAAGAACGGTACACACGTAGATAATGAAACGAGAAGCGGCGTTCACCCGGTCCTCTGGAGTCTGTTCACTGGTTGGCCAGAACTGGTTAACCTGATCAGCCCTCACGAGCTGCTGAGGATCGTCGAACCAAACCTTCATTTAGTATATGTGGAGGTTTATTTTTTAGGAAGACTACCAAGCATACCACCCATCATCTTCATGAGAGCGTCTTGGTCGAAATCACCGTTACCATCTTGCATCTGATCGGCGACACCCTTGGCAATCTTCTCAATCTGGGACAGTGTGTCATCTGGGAGAGAAGTGATGGTGGTACCGAGCATGTATAGGGTTTGGAGATACTGCCACGTCGCGTTCTTCGTGTTGGCGGACATTTTCTCCCAATACTTCTTGATGTCGAGTTCCTTCAAAAACTCGATGTTCTCAATCTCATTGAGAAGGAACGTCTCATCCTTCGCGGAAATCTTAGACGCATAGGGGGTGACACCGGTCATGAAACCGTCTACGACGAGACGCGGGTTCGTCGACTTGAGTACATCGAACGAAGTGAGCATCTTTTTGATACCTTTTTCCTCTGGAAAAGTCTTGTGCAATTCCACAAGAAATTGACTCATCATATCGTTGAAAGCGGATACGGACGCCATTTTCTTAATCTATTGGTTTAATCTTTAAGTTTAAAAAGGTTCACTGGAAATAGCCTCCTTTTGTGCTAATCCACCAGTAACAATAAAGAACACGAGAATGGCGTTCAGTACGGCGGGCTTCGTGTATTTGTTAAGCTCGAGCTTACCCTCGTTATTCAGGTAAGCTTTGAGATGAATATAAGCAGCGGTTATTCCAGCTGCGATTAAGGCGGCACTCACGGGGTCGCGTAGATGATCGGAGAGTTCCATTTAATAATACCTGGGATTTTTTGTACGCTGCTCTGGTGCATCACCGAATAAGACATCGTCGTCGACTTGCCCCTGAGGCTGAGGCTGAGGCTGAGGCTGAGACTGGAACGGAGGTTCTTGTTCAGGGGTGGCGATAGGCTCGGAAACGGGATCGGGAGCCTGTACACCCGGGACAGTCTTAAACTCATTTTCCAGACCCGTGGGTTGAGGTTCACCCATGTCCATGGGATCGGATTCCATCACAGGTTCGGGTTCGGGTTCGGGTTCGGGTCCGAGCTCGGGTTCGGGCCCTGGGAAAGGTTCTTCCCCACCGTCAAGTACATCAGGGTCGGCGGAATCCTGTACGTCACCGTCGAGGGAAATATCACGCGTTTCCTGTGACATGTACGTCTGAAGAATCTGTTGCACGGGGATGAGTTCCTTCACGGTGTTCTCGATACACGTAGAAAAGCGCATGGTGAGGTTCTCATCACGAGCGTACTCACTCTGTTCCTCGTGGAAGATGTATGGGTCTTTATAGAGGTCTCGAGCGGCGTTATTATAAACAGTCTGGATGAACACCTCCTCGGTGGGAAGCTTGAGGGAAATCTTCTTGTTGTCCGCCTTGAGACGAACGGCCGAAAGAATCTTGGTACAAGCTACGAAAACAGCCGCGAGAAGGTCGGTGAACCAAGCGCAACGGTCGGTAATGTTATCCGCGTGGCGCTTCGACATGGCATTGGACCAGTTAGGAACCTCCTTCAAGAGCTTCTGGAACATGATGAGAACCTGTTTACCCTTGGAGGTCTTCACGGCTTCACCGTACATTTCCTGAAAAACTTCAATCATAGGCGGACACATGATAATGCACATTTGACCTAAGTACTCCTTCTTGGCTTCAACCAACACATTCAAATTGTCCATTTATGATTAAAGGGTTTTTTAAAATACTCTTTACTACGCACCTCTCCTGTACTGATTCGCCATCTTTTTGAGGTTCAGTAAATTGGGTAAATCTGTCTCTTCTTCATCTTCGACCTTTTCCTTTTTCTTTTTTGGTACGACCCATGATACGTAAATGTCAAAATCACTCAATAACTTTACCGTAAAACCACCCAGTTGAAACTGTCTCGCGATATATTTCGCCGCGAGTCTCCTGTCAAACACGGGATAGCCAAGTAAAAATGTCGGAACGGTGAGAAAAATCTGTTTATGTCCCAGCTCCACGGACTGTTTAATTTTACCGGAGAATTGTTCATATATTTTCTTGTAAATCTCCTTTTTGATTTGTTTCCTTTTCTCATCAATCTTAGTCACGTCATTGATGCTTAACATTATAATTACTGTAATTTATTTTTAGCCGTTTCAAACTCACTTTTGGTGGGTACGGCAGCCTCCTTGACGAGTTCATACTTTACAAACTCCTTACCGGCAGAACCCTCCACAAAAGCGGACACGTCACCTGGGGCCTGAACATCGAGGGGTTGCGAACGGAGAGAAACGATGCGAGACTTGGAACCCTCGACCTCGAAGGTGGCGACGATGGAGAATCCAAAGGAGAAGCCATCCTTCTTCACGGCCATGAACATGACCTCATAAATCTCGGTGTTCTCCTTCCTGTACCCCTTGATGGCGGTGGTCTCGATGATGTACGTGCACATACCGGTACGCTTAGAAATCTCCTTGTTCGCTTGGAGGACAAAGTCCTCGACCATATTGTTATCCACACTGACTTCGAATGGCTCGAACCCCTCGAGGTTTGGTCTGGGGTCGTTCAGCTTTACTGGGGGTACGGGCTTCGTGTATCCTGAGAGACCGAAGGTTTCCGTGAAGGATTCCATGTTGGTCGTCAGTAGAATCACTACGACTATGAGCGCGAACGCCAGAATGTAGTTCATATTTACTATTACGCGTTAATTTTTTTTAGAGAAATTACGATGTACATAGTAGATGTCGCTTCTGATATATAGTCCAAGG